TGGACCAGGACATTCCAACCACCAAAATGGTAAAGCATTTGATATAAATACAGGTATGGGTAAAAGATGGGGACATCCAAAAAGAGATCCAGACTTTAAAGGTTATAAAGAAACATCTAAAACATGGAGATGGATTGTAGCAAACATGCACCAATATGGTTTTATAAGAACAGTTGCAAAAGAGCGTTGGCATTGGGAATATCAGCCTGGCCAAGGAATGTTCTCTAGAGTACCTAGAAACCATCCTACTTGGGACTTTTTAACATAGGAGATAAATTATGGCATATAAACCAGATAGCCCAAATAAATATGCAGGAAAACAGGTAATTATAAATTCAGATAGATTATTGTTTAATGCAAAAGAAGACGCAATTTTAATTATAGGAAACGAAACGGTTGGAATATCTACCAATGGAACATTTAATGTTGATAGTGGTAGTGAAACAATAATAAACAGTCCTGAAATATATTTAGGACTTGGTGCAGAAGAACCCGTGGTTTTAGGAGACACGCTTCTAGGTTTATTAGAAGAATTGTGCGACGCACTAGCAGCGGAAACCCACCCCACTCCAGTCGGACCAAGTGGCCCTCCAATTAATGCTTCTCAATATTCATCAATAAAAAGTAGGCTTAAAGAATTTTTAAGTCCACAAAACAAAACACTTTAATATGGCATTTAACCCAGCAGCTTTCGCATCAGTAGTAGCCCAAATGGAGGCAAATCAGCCGCCAAACGCAGTAGCATTTGCGAATGGCTGGGCAGACGCTTTTTATAATGGCTTTGGTAATCCTACCCCTCCTTCTGTTTCTGGAATGATAGCTAGACAAGCGGCATTTGGTATATTCATAACAGCATACAACCAAGATAAAGACCCAGGACTTACCCTACTAAAATCTGGAGCCGCGGCATTTGCGTCTTCATTAGCCCTAGGCATGCTACCAGCCTTCGCAGCAGTACCCCCAACATCTCCTTGCCCAATATGGGAGCAGCAAGGAGCTACTATTGTTAAAATGACATCAATGGGACAAGCCCCGCAAATATTATCTTTAGTTGCATTGCAATGGTTTGCCACTGGAATTGCAGTAAATACAACTTCTGGTGTAACGTTGCCATGGTTATAGTTAATATTTGCTATTAATTGATATTTATATATTGATAAATAGTGAACCACAAGAGAGGAAAAATTATGAAAAAATCTACATTACTAGAGGTTATAAAAAAAGTTGTTAAACGAGAGGTTCGTTCAGCAATAAAAGAAGAACTAAATAAAAAACAACCGTCAGACAAGCCTGAATTTAATCAAATGATGGAACATGCAAACGGTTTATTTAATAATAAAGCAGCAGAAACAAAAAACTTTACAGAAAACCCTATTTTAAATGAAGCACTAAACCAAACGGCAATCGAAAAAGAATGGCCAACAATGGGAGGTAGACAACTTAACCAAACAGATGCTGGGGGTGGATCTCCTGGTTTAGCAGCAATGATGGGAATGAAATCTCCAGACGAAATGTTTGGTGAAAAACCATCTGCACAACAAATGATTCCAGCAGATAGGAAACATGTTGAAATAAAACCTGACGTAGAGCAAGCTTTAACCAGAGACTATAGTAGTTTAATGAAGGCAATAGATAAAAAGAAAGGAAAATAATAAACCATGGGCCCAATAATAGATAACGAAGATAACTTTCAAATAGATCCAACTCGTGGAAAGGTTGTAAAAAGAAGCGCCAATCCAGGCCCAGGAAGAGAAGAGTTTAGAATTGAGCCTCTTGATTTTGAAAAAGATGTATCTTTGGGACTAACACTACCATTTATAAATTCAAATGGTAGATTATTTGACAAAAATTATCTATCTATAGACCAAGCCGTATCAAATGTTAAGAATTTAATATTAACTGTAAAAGGTGAAAGAGTAATGCATCCAAACTTTGGAACAAATATAAGAAGATTTTTGTTTGAGCCAAATTATCCAAACCTTAGGGAAGCTGTGTTATCTGAAATAAGGGATGCAATTGCTTTCTGGCTACCATATATTATAATTAGTGATGCATCGACAGAAATACCAAAAAATCCACAAGAAGGAACGTCTTATGCAGACATTAATCACGGTATTATTGTCCACCTAACAATAAGTTTAATTAACAATACAATTGATGAAAAAGAAATTGTACTAGAAATAAAGGCAGATTAAGATGGGACTACAAACCGTAAAAAAAGATTTAAGATACCTAAATAAAGATTTTTCTCAATTTAGAACAAAGCTTATAGACTATTCAAAAACCTATTTTCCAGATACGTTTAATGATTTTAATGAATCTTCGCCTGGAATGATATTTATAGATATGGCAGCATATGTTGGAGATGTTCTTTCATATTATATAGATAACCAACTAAGGGAAAGTTTACTAACAGAGGCTCAAGAAAGAAGTAACGTTATGTCAATTGCAAAGGGCTTAGGATACAAGGTAAAGCCATCAGTTGCTGCGACAGTAGAACTAGACGTTTTTATATTATTACCACCATTTGGATCAGGAGCAAATGTTGTCCCGGATTTTAAGTATGCTCCAACCGTTGACGCTGGAATGACTGTATCGGCTCCTAATTCAGGAAACCAATCATTCTTTACGACTGCACCCTTAGACTTTAGATTTTCTAGTTCATTTGATCCAACAGATATTTCTGTATATAAAATAGATGCCAATGGTAATCCTGAAAGTTTCTTACTTAAGAAATCAGTATTTGCAAAATCTGGAGTAGAAAAAATAAGATCCTTTGGTTTTGAAAGCCCTAAAAAATTCGATAAAATACTTTTACCAGAACCAAATGTAATAGAGGTTTTAAGCGTAAATGATAGTGATGGAAATAAATGGTATGAAGTTGATTATTTAGCTCAAGAAACAGCATTTGTAGACGTTCAAAACACAGCTTTACAAGACGAAGAGTTGTCTCAATTCAATGAGCAAACACCATACTTATTAAAACTTAGACGAACAAGCAGAAGATTCGTAACAAACACTCGTGAAAATATGAGTACAGAAGTATTATTTGGAGCTGGAAACTCAGGACAAGCAGACGAATTAATTATTCCTAACCCAGATAACGTTGGATTAGCATTACCATACGGAAATATAGCTCAAATTGATAATGCTTGGGACCCATCCAATACAATGTTCACTAGAGCATATGGACAGGCACCTGCAAATACCAATCTAAGTGTTAGGTATCTTACTGGTGGAGGAGTTAGTGCAAACGTACGAGCCGGAAGTATAACTGAAATAACTTCTGTTAATTTTTCTCTCGACACGGATGGATTAGTAACCTCAGCAATAAGTTTTGTTGAAGGATCTATTGCCGTAAATAAACCAAAACCAGCTGCCGGCGGAAAGTCAGCAGAAACAATAGAAGAAATAAGACAAAATGCAATGGCGTTCTTTGCAGCTCAAAATAGAGCAGTTACCAGAGAAGATTATATTTCTAGAATATATGCAATGCCTGGAAGATTTGGAAACGTTGCAAAAGCATATTTGGTTCAAGACGAACAAGAAAACCCTAAAACTGGAGGAAGTATTAGTAATCCTTTGGCAATAAATTGCTATATACTATCATATAACTCAGCTAAACAATTAACGCCTGCAAATATCGTAACTAAAGAAAACATTAGAAATTACTTAAGTAGCTTTAGATTATTAACAGATGCCGTAAACATTAAAGATGGATTTATAATAAATTTAGGAATAGATTTTTCAATTGTTCCATTGCCTGGATACCAAGGAAAAGAAATTTTAACTAGATGTATACTTAAACTAACTGAAATGTTTTCAATAGACAAATGGCAATTTAATGAACCAATTTTTTTAGGCAACGTCGCAACAGAATTAGATAGAATTGAAGGCGTACAAACAGTTATAGATTTTACCATGCATTGTAAATACGATAAAGGCTCTGGATACTCAGGAAACTTTTATGACGTAGCAGCTGCTACAAAAAATAAAATAGTATATCCATCTCAGGACCCAGCAATATTTGAAATTAAATTTCCCTCTAAAGATATTAGAGGTAAGGTTGTAGGATACTAGGAGACTTAATATGATATATTCAATAAAACCAAATAGAGACACAACAATATACGAAGCAACGGCAAGTATGAATACTGGAATAGACGAATTAATAGAAATTGTAAAAACTGTTTCTGCTTCAAATACTTCAAAAACCTTTAACTCAAGAATTCTTATGGATTTTGATTTAAAAACTGTATCTGCTTCTTTTGCAAATGGTACAATTGGAACTTACCCAGGACTAACAACACCTAAATATATGCTAAATTTATACACTGTGACGGCAGAAAATATAGACTACATATACTCTTTAGCAGCTTTTCCAGTAAGCCAATCATGGTTAATGGGTAGAGGTAGAACCGCTCAAAGAACATCTGAAGGAGGAGTGCTTACTCACCAAACAGAAGGAGCAAGTTGGACATATCGAGACGGTAAAAAATATTTAGGTAACCAATGGGCAAGCGGAAGTCAAATAATTGCTGGTTCAACTGGATCATTTTCAACAACTGTTGGAGGCGGTACATGGTTTGATAGCTATGGATATGCAGCTTCTCAATCATTTAACTATGAAAAAACAGACGTTAGGATGGATATTACAAATATTGTAAGTAAGTGGATTGATGGAACAATAGCTCAAGAAGGATTAGTTTTGTTAAGAAGTGGCTCTAATCAAACGGGTGATATAGACGAAGAAAAAAATGGTTTGCCATATGGTTCACTTCAATTCTTCTCAACAGATACACATACTGTATACCAACCAAAACTAGAAGTAATTTGGAAAGAAACAAATGTCGCTTCTACTTTATCCATATTAGATACAACACTAACTGAAAGTATAGTAGACGTTAAAAATATGAAAACAAATTATCAACAAGCGTCTAGAGAACAATTTAGATTGGTTGTACGAGAAAAGTTTCCAGCAAAAACATATGATACAGTTTCTGCTGCATTAACAAATAATCGTTTACCTGCACAAACATTTTATTCTGTTAGAGACTACGTAACTGATGAAACTGTTATTCCATATGACAACCCAGGAACACAGCTTAGTGCAGATAATAATGGAAATTATTTTAATCCTTGGATGGATCAATTCTATCCTGGTAGAAGATATAGGTTTGTATTTAAAACCGTTGGTGGAAGCTATAACTTTCCAACTAGTCAATCAATATTTGACAACGACTATATATTTAAGGTGATATCGTAATGGCATACTCAAGTAAAGGAAAAACCAGGCGTTCAATGCCAATTAGCAAAAGAAGGCGCTCTAAGTTTCCAACTAGTCCAATTGTACCTAGAGGAAATAAATATCCTGCCAATAAAGTTGTGCGAAACGTACCCGGCAAAGTTGATAGGTTTCAAACCATTGAAGAAACGTTTACACCTTTTGCAAGAGCCTGTAAAATAGAATTAACAAATGAATCACCAGAACAATATGCGTTAAGAAATGATTTTGACTATTCTCTTGGTTCACTTTCTGTAAGGCCTGCAAACAAAAATAGAATAGCATCTGACGAAGGTGATGAATCTGGACTAAATTTAGTATCAACTGAAAAAGTTGTTAGAAACCCAAGCGGATTAATTATATCAACTGAAGAAAGTGAAGAAAATGGCGAAAGAATGATTATTGCAAACGCAAGATACGTATTTGACCTTAACGACTTTCAAAGAATAGTAGACACTGAAATAACTGAATTAGCAGTACAACCACAGCCACTAGATGGACCAAATAAAGCTCCAACAGTAATAGACACCCAATGTTATCCAGGATATGGATTATTAGACGGTAGTAGAAGTGATGGATATACAATTCAAACTCTTCCAGAATTAGGAGAACCTAGTTACCAAATTCCATCTAACAACAACGCAGCATTTTTTGTAGATGCATACAGTTTTATAGACGACGATGGATCACGAGTTAATGAAGGGTTAACTTATACTTGGAGATTTACTGCTGATGGAATTGGAAACGCCCAAGCCGCTATAGTTGGTAATGAACCTGTGCTTAGGTTATATAACATACAATTGCAACAAAGAGGTAGATATACTTGTGAAATTAGTAATGAAAAAGGCAGCGCCTATACAACAACAATATTTCTTAACCCACTTGGGGGATTACTACGTGAATTAGATGACAATGGATTACCAACTGGAGCATTGGTTAGAGATGACGACCATGACTCTGAATTTAGTCAATTTGATTCATACTTTGACTATGACCCAGAAGACTCAAGATGGTTTTTAGTCGATTGGAACGGCCGCCAATGGGTAGAGTCTAATCAAGAACCTAATTTTTATAAGGGTAAAGATTTACCAAAGGCTACAACCATATCAAAAACTTTAATTACAAAGGCAAGCTCAATAGCAGCAAGAAGTAAAAATATTTCTAGGTCAAGAGCCATAGGAAAATATTACCAAGATAAATCTACAGATATATTTTTTATTGAGCCAGGAAAATCAAATATTAAATTTACAAATATGGCAGACTATGAAGCCCACAAAGAAAATACAGGGTTTACCTTTCAAGGAACAAATGAAGTAGATAAATTAACATATAGGGATCAGGAGCTTTAGAAAAAATATATGGCAACTAGAATAAATACATACGACCCAAAAGACATTAAGCTTATTAAAAGTAGGCCAATGTTTACAAACTTTGGACTAGGACTATTTGACGATTATGTTGAATTACACGTCCTTAGCGGAGATAATACTCTAGAGAGTTCATATAATGTTAACACATGGTCTGTAAATGTTGAAGACACAAAAAACCAATCTCCTACCATACAACTTAATATACACGATGATATACGAAAGCTAGGTTATAGGTCTGGAAGATTTGATGTACAATATAACTTTTTTAGAAATATAGTCGGTAATAATTCCGATAGTTTAATTGTAGACGAAATATCAAACTCAAGAACAGAAATAAGAGTTAGACCAAAAAATATAGATGATGCAAGTATAAACGAAGAATTTCTAGCTTTTGGAAGAAGAGAACAAAACCCAGATTTAATAGACATAGAGGTTGATTTTTTCAGAGACGTAAGATTAAATTTTGGAGGAAATGAAGTTCTAGTTGCAACCAATTGGCTAATTGATTACAAGGCATATCCTGAATCTCCTCACTCAATGGTAATTAAACTATATGAGCCTCTTCCAAATGATATTGAAGAAAAAGACGAACTTTGGATAGTTAAAGCTGTAATTGAATCAATAGTTGAACCAATACTTGTAGAATATACGGCCCCAGAAGCCGCTCCATATAGGTTGGCTCCTGCAGATTTTTCAATACCAGACAAATATGATACTCCAGCCCCAACAGGATGGAAAACGTTAGACGAATTAGTTTCTACTCAAGATACTGTAAGGAGTAGGATTTTAAATAAAATAGGTCAACGAACTGGAAGCTTAGGAACAATTCCACTAAACTTTGATTTTAAAATAGAAGGGTCAGACTTTTCAAAACTAGTTCACTTTGGTTCAGCAGTAGAAAGATTAGAAAACTTTAAATATAAACTCATACAAATAGAAGATTATTCTTCTTCTGTTGCCTCACTATCTTCAAATTTGTCTGGACTGTCTGGTACTGCGGCTTCTGGATCGCCGTTTTATAAATCAAACCTAACAAAGTTTACAAACCTTCAAGCAAGTGTAATAAGTTCGTTTGACGAATTTGAGCAACATCTATACTATGAAAATAATACCCATAGTTCTTCTTCATACGGAAATTTCTGGCCTCTAACATGGCCAAAGACAACAACAAAAGAGCCGTACACTCTAGCAAAAGTAAACTCTGCTGAAGCAAAGCTCTGGTATGGAAGTTTAAAAAATGGAGAACCACACTACCAAACAGGAGCAATCTACTCGGCGTCTTTATATGACGTTGCAAACGACAATTCATTAAATAGATTAGTACCTAGCCATATAACAGAACAAGAAAATAATGCTAATTTTGGTTTATATGTAGACATGCTAGCCCAGCATTTTGACTATATATATTTCTATGCAAAAGAATTATTATCTATACACGATAGAAGTAATCCTCTTTTTGAAGGAATATCAAAAGATCTTATACAGCCAGTACTAGAATCTTTTGGATGGTTCCCTCACCAAGGATTTGATTTTGATGATTTGTGGACGTATGCTATGGGAACAGATTCTTCTGGAAGTTTTGGCGGTAATGCAATAAACTATACTTCAAACTTTACGCAATCCGTTACATATGCAAATAATGACCAAGCAAATCAATCATTTTCAAAAGAAGAAATAACAAAAGAGCTTTGGAAAAGAATACTAAATAATTTACCAGGAATATATAAATCTAAAGGGGCTGAAAAAAGTTTAAGGTCTGTGACTAGTTTATATGGTTTGCCTTCATCTATACTAAAGGTATATGAATATGGTGGTCCTCAAAAACTACCAAACAGGCATTCAAAAATAATATATGACAGGTTTAATTTTGGTTTAAGAATGGAAAGCCATTCAAATGGTGCATCTTATTTAGAAGCTCCATGGGGCCCAGCAAGCGCAGATAGAGGACCAATGAGGTACCCAGACACGGTACAGTTTAGGTTTAAGATACCAGATCTATCTCATGAAGGAAAAAGTAATAACTCTGCATTAAAAAGAAATACTATATTATGGCATCTTCATAGCGGTAGTGTAGCAATCGTTGCAGAACATACAACATCTATGTATTCTAGTGCACCATCAGACAGTCCATACGGAAGATTAGTTTTTCATTTAAGTGGTAGTAATGGGCAACCAACCGTAACTGCATCAACAGACTATGGCCCAATATTTGATGGAGACTGGTGGAATGTTGCTTTAATGAGATATGATGCTAGCAAAATTACACAACATTATGCATTTACAGAATCAGTAGACATTCTCGACCATGTTAGTCAAAGTTTAAAATATGATATGTTTTGTAAAAAGCAAGGAGACTTTAGTCAATTTGGTAGAATGAGTCATCAGTTAACTGCATCATTATCTACAGACGGTGAAACAGCGGCTGGTGTAGCTAACAACAGTGCTTGGGGTATTACTGAACAGCCAATAGACTCACCTGCTCTTATACTAAATGTACCAACCGCACAATCTGCAAGTACACTAAAACAGTATCTTGGTGGAGACATTAAGTCTAACACTTGGGCAACTACACTAGGATCTAGCTTTTCGTCATTAACCGAACTAAAGGCTTTATCTGGATCTGTACAAGAATGGAGAACTTATCATAATTATTTAACCGAATCTTATTTTGATATGCATGTTGGAGCCCCTAGAACTATAGCAAACGGAAGAAACACAACTAGCTCGTATTCAGATATGCTATTAAGATATAGCTTAGGGTGTGACTTAGGAAGAACAGATTTTTCAAATGGTTCTATAATATCTTCAAGCCATCCAGATTCTGGAAGACTTTTAATATATCCATTTAAAGAAAGCAGGTTTAGATTCCTACTACCACACTCAAGTTTGGCAGTGGCTAAAATGACTACAGATGGAGTTTTTAAAGGATTTACAAATACTGGTTTAACCCAATATGAAGAAGTAGAAGAAAGGCATTATACTCTTAGTCCTAGAAATATAGGTCCATCTCCATATTCTGAAAAAATAAGACTTGAAGATAATACATTAAGAGGAAACTTAACTCACGACGCAAAAAAAGAAATGAGTTCAGCCGATACCAATCCTGTCGATCAAAATAGATTGGGTGTTTATTTTTCTCCAGTGGACGAAATAGAATTAGATATTGCTCATGAATTTGGACCATTTGAATATGACGATTTTGTTGGTGCTCCAAGCGATGAGTTTAAAAAGACATACAACCCATTAACTGGATTAAGAAACAACTATTTTAGAAAGTATAGTGGTAACCCAACATTTTTTGATTTTTTATATATATTAAAATATTTTGATGATTCTTTATTTAGGACAATTAGACAGCTACTTCCAGCTAGAACAAATGCTCAAGTAGGATTACTAGTAAAACCACATGGACTGGAACGACCAAAAGTTGTATTTAGACCTAGTGCAAGTATGCAAGGTTATGGAGTATCAGATAACACGCCAATAACATATACTATTGAAGGCGACCTTAAAGGAATGATATTATCTGCTAGTGGTAATACTACAGAATTAGGCGGAGTATTTAGTGAATCATATTATAGAGCAGGAGCAATAAACAGACCACATGGAAGAGAAGGCGCCCAAAGTTTAACGCCGTCATTTAATAATAGTCAGCAAAATAAACATGGTTTTGGTAGACCACTATCAAATAAAGAAAAAGAAGCAGCACTTGATAATAGAGCTGTTGGTGAAATAGAAGGTGGAGTTGAATATGGAGATTTCTATGACCATAGGTATTTAGGTTCTAGATACATATACACCACTGTTGACTTATCAGATGTTGGAAACACTGGAACAAATGGAGCAAGGATTTGGAATCCATATTGGCAAAGAGATAGTGTTGGTATGATAATTCATACCCCACCAAACCCATACATACAAATAAATGATAAACTAGCAAACCTAAGAAATGCTAAAGCTAGTATAGGTACTAAATTTAGAACAGATTCACAAGTTATACTTGGAAATGATATAGAAGGAGGAGGAACATTAGATAATTATACAGCTTCAAGCGCCCAAGGAGTTACCCAAGGCTTTGAAAAGCATGGACTAAATAGAAAACTAACAAGTGAACTAATTGTACCGTTTATTGGAGACATGCGAAAATCATTTGAAAAGAAAAAACAACTATATTACTATGCAACAGCCTTTAGTCAATCTTTAGGGAGACCAATTCCAGAGGCAGATATATTATCAAACGTAGCTGACACATATGCTGGATCTAGATTAAACGGGATATTACTCCCATCTCATTCATTAACAGATTCTGCAGAATATCAAGATTATAAAGCAACCTCACTTGAAAATTTATATTGGAATGGATGTAAGTTAGTAGGATCTGCCTTTAACATGGAATCTAAAGAAACAATTGATGGTGGCCCAGTTGTTGAATTTTATGAAACCAGTCCATATAAATATGTAGCTGCAGATGAAAATGCAGACGGAAAAATACTTACGGCTGGAGAAGGAACAGGTAATAGAGTCACAACTTTAACCCGAGGAAGTAGCGGAAGAACAGCAGCAAGGCCTAATCCAAGAACGGGTAGATTTAGTTAGATAATATGTAAACAACATTTGTATAGTTAACTAATTTTATCGAAAAGATATATTTATATACGAATAAAAATGTAAGGAGTAAACCAAATGGGATATTTAGACAAAACAACAATAACAGTAGATGCAATTTTAACTAAAAAAGGAAGAGAACTTTTAGCTAAAGGCTCTGAAAATTTTAATATAACACAGTATGCTTTAGCAGATGATGAAATAGATTACAACCTTTGGGATGTTAATCATTCTCTTGGTTCAAACTATTATGGTCAAGCCATCGAAGCTTTGCCTTTAGTTAAAGCAGTACCAGACGAAACACAAGTGATGAAATATAAGCTTGTAACCTTACCTAAAAATGTTGCTAGAATGCCTGTATTGTCTGTACAACCTTCAGCAATAACTTTAACTGTTGGTGGTCAAAGTGCAATAATTACTCCTACAACCGTTAACTTTGCAAATGGCAATAATACATATGGATATACTGCAATTCTTTCAGATACAGATGCAGCATATTTAAACATTGCTCCTGGAGGAGAAATTGACAGTAGATTTAATCCAACAGTAGCCGACTTTGCAGGAGACAGTACCAAGTCTGTTTCTGTAACAGGAAGAAGATTTCAAGTAGTTGCAAAACCTCAACCAATCGAGACTAAAACTTGTACAATAACTATTATAGGAAACGAGACTGGAGGCGTACAAACAATAAGCCTTACGGTTAATAAAGAAAACTTAAGTTCTAATATATTAGAACGAGCAGTATATTAAGAGGATAAAACATGGTAAGATATAGCGACAAATTTAGCCGTTCACCGAGAAGAAATCAAATA